CGGCGGTCTATCGCAGTCATTCTCCTCCGGGGCATCCGTCGCTGCATCGCGGCCGATCGAGAATTGAATGACGATCAGAGCCCGATTTCCGCGCAGGTCGAACCTGTTTTGGGCAATCTCGGAGACACTACACCCGAGCCGCTTGATTTCTTGTCCTACAAACCCCTCTCTGTGTCCGACGTCTCCGAAACACCGGGTTTTGGAGGCGATCGAATCATTCAAGAAGGAGGTAAATCGTGAGCAACGAAGCGAGAAACAAAGACATCGCGGCCCTGCTGGCCAGAGGTGTCATTCGGGTAAAGAAGCAACCACTGGTTGCCAAAGTGATCGAGTCGCAAATGCCAGCGAAGCATGACGTCAGCAACATTTCGGAAAATTCTGTGAACCACGATTCACAGATTTCGCAGGACCAATCGAGAGTCGGAGGTGACGAATGAGCCCACACGTCACAATCGAGATCGCGGAGTTGCAGAACAAGACGGTCAATCAATTGGTCCAGCGCTACGAGCAGGTTTTCAACGAAGAATGCCGGAGCCGCAACAAGCAGTACCTGATCCGGCGCATCGCATGGCGATTGCAAGCCAACGACGAAGGTGGGCTCTCTCGAGCAGCTCTCAAGAAAGCGGCAGAGCTGGCTGAGGATGCGGAGACGCGAGTGACCGCCCCACGCAAGCACAGCAACTTTGCGTAAAGCTCGTCGTGCCTGAACCGACTGCGTTTGTGGACTGGGACCCTCGATTGCCACCTCCGGGCAACATCATCGAGCGGCAATACAAGGGCAAGATGATCCGATTGATCGTCCTACAAGACGGTTTTGAATACGAAGGCCAACGCTACAAATCGCTGACTGCAATAGCGAAGGAAGTTAGCGGCTCACACTGCAATGGATTTCTATTCTTTCGACTTGGGAGGAAAGCATGAACAACAAACCAACACCACGCCCCAGAACGATTCGCTGTGCGATCTACACTCGCAAATCGACCGAAGAAGGGCTCGATCAACAGTACAACTCGCTCGATTCCCAACGCGACGCTGGTGAGGCGTACATTCGCAGCCAAGCCAATGAGGGCTGGGAACTCGTACCCGATCGCTACGACGACGGAGGCTTCTCCGGTGGCAACATCGAACGGCCGGCGCTCAAGCGGCTGATGGAAGACATACAAGCCGGCAAGATCGATTGCGTGGTCGTCTACAAGGTCGATCGACTCAGCCGATCGTTGCTCGACTTCGCCCGCGTAATGGAGACGTTTGACAAGTTCAGCGTCTCGTTCGTATCGGTGACTCAGCACTTCAACACGACCCATTCGATGGGTCGGCTAACGCTCAACATCCTGCTTTCGTTTGCCCAATTCGAACGAGAAATCATCGGCGAACGCATCCGCGATAAACTGGCTGCCCAATGCAGGCGCGGACAATGGACCGGTGGCTACCCGGTTCTTGGATACGACGTCGACCGCAGCGAGCGAACGCCAAAGCTGGTGGTCAATCCTGAGGAAGCCACCAAGGTACGTCGCATCTTCTCGCTCTACCTCGAAATGAAGAATCTTCTCCCGGTGGTAAACGAGCTTGACGACCGTGGTTGGACTAACAAACTTTGGCACTCAAAGAAGGGGCTGCCCAAGGGTGGCCGCGCGTTCGATAAAAGCAGTCTGCATGCGCTTCTGACCAACCCCATCTATTGCGGAAAGATCAAGCATAAGACCGATCTTTACCAGGGACAGCACCAAGCAATCGTCGATCAAGAAATCTTTGATCGCGTTCAAGCACAGCTGCGTGAGAACGGCTTCAACCGCGGCAATCGCCTACCAAGCAAACATGGCGGCCTGCTGAAGGGACTAATTCGCTGTCCCAACTGTAATGTTGCGATGGTTCACAACATGACGAAGCGGAACTCGATCGTGTACCGCTACTACACCTGCGTCCGAGCCATCAAACGCGGCCGTCAGGCATGTCAGCATCCGTCGCTTCCAGCGGGCGAGATCGAAGCCGCTGTTGTTGACCAAGTTCGGGATATTTCCCGAGACTCTGGGCTCCGAGACGAAATCATTCGCCAAGCGATGGTAGCTACACAGCAAGGCAGAAAAGAGATGGAGGCACACCAGATTCAACTTGGCCGGCAACTCGCGCGGGATCACGGCGAGATCAGGCAACTCGCGCTCGACGAACGACCTGGCGGCCAAGTATCGCATCGCATTGCCGACATTCAGGAGCGAATCGAGAAGGCTGAGCTTGAACTTGCCAAAGTGAATCGACAACTCGTCGACTTGGAAAAGCATGAAATGTCGACCCAGGAAATCGAAGATGCCCTAATCGACTTCGACCGCATCTGGGACGCACTGACGACTCGGGAGCAATCGCAACTGTTGGCGTTATCGCTACCTCGATGGCATTCGCTTCGATGAGCATGGCAACGCGATTTCTTATGATGTACTCCGAGAACATCCAGGCGATGACGCTTTCTCGTTAACCGAGAACTATGACACAATCGATGCCAGTTCGATCCTTCACTATTTCCGAAGCGATCGGCCAGGGCAAATCCGTGGCATTCCCGACATCACGCCGGCGCTGCCATTATTCGCACAGCTGCGACGATTCACTCTGGCTGTATTGGCGGCTGCCGAAACAGCGGCTGATTTCGCAGGGATTCTTTACACCGATGCGCCGGCAGGTGGCGAAGCGGATGCGGCTGAACCGTTCGAGCCAATCGAACTGGAGAAGCGAGCTCTACTAACGATGCCAGGCGGCTGGAAGATGGCTCAGATGCACGCTGAGCAACCAGCTACGACTTACGCTGAGTTCAAACGCGAGATTCTCAACGAAATCGCACGTTGTTTGAACATGCCGTTTAATGTCGCCGCTGGTAATTCGTCGGGTTACAACTACGCCTCAGGGCGACTCGATCATCAAACCTACTTCAAGTCGATCCGTGTCGAGCAGTCGCAAATGGCTCGCACCATCCTGGATCGCATTCTGTACGCATGGCTGCGTGAAGCGATTCTCATCGAAGGCTATCTGCCTAACTCGCTTCGCACTCTCGACTCCTCGTTCGAGCATCAATGGTTTTGGGACGGACAACCTTCCCACCTAGCTTGCCAGTTACGGAACGCGCAAGAGTTTCAACGTAACTGTCCGAAGCAAGACGACGAACACGATCAGGCGAGTCACAGTCACAAGCAAACAAATCACGAACCTTAACTCCCACTTCTACAAGACGCTCATGATCAAACGCGGACAATCGAAGCTGTACCGCTCGCGCATTATCGAATCGGGCATCTGTCTGAAAGTCAACATGCAGTCGCTGCGCCAATGGCTCGCGGCTTATTTCCATTAGTTACTCTACAGGTCAAACTGCCTCTTAAGCTTGGATACATTCAGTTCAATTCGATTCTCATATCGGCTAAACGTGATGATCTCATAGCCATCCACGTTTAGAATCCGTTGCAGATAAGCTACCATTCCGTCCAGACGTGCTACCGAGACTCTGGCGGCATTTGCGAATGCTGCTGGCGTCATGATGCATCCATTAGTTACTAAAGCCTGGAGACTTGATCGCACGGTGTCGTCATCCAACGCATGGCGGCGAACTTTAGCCCGCTGGTCTTTGTACGCTTGAGACTTGATTAGACGATCAATCCAAGTTTCATCCGATGATACCTCTGGCACATTGAGGTGAGATGTATCTGCCTTGGGCTTCGGTGGCTCCTCCAACTCCGCATGTATGTCAAACAACATGGGCGGCCCCTTCGGTACAGTGACTTGAATAATGGGTTCGACCGGAACGGGTGATGCGGTCGGTGCCGGTGCCCACCATTCTGGCTTAGGGTAGGCGCACTCCTGCAAGCCCGTGTAAACACATCTCAGTTCACATGGCTTGGCAATGTCCCGATCAAGGACCTAGCCGAGTTGAGGAAGAAGAATGCGAATTTCGATTTTCGTAAGAGACTAGCGGAGTTTACCTCAATTCTTGACGATGCATCCGCTGCTGATCTAGATCGCGTAACTGGCGAGCTTTCAAGAGGAATATCCCTGAGAAGCGGTTTGGTCCGGTTCGGTAGCTTGAATGTGCTTAAACATGCCTCAGGAGGTTATATGGCTGAGATTATCTCGCCGGCGGAGCAAGTAACGCGGGTGGCTGCACTGTTGGGACGAGCGGTGCTGCGATGGAAACGCGAGAAAGAACAATCGTCAGAAATCTCGGAAATTGTCTCGGACTCTCTACCCGAGCGGCTTGAGTTTAGTCCGGTTTCCTCGCTCTCTGTGACTGGTCAAAACG